GGCGGAGTTCCGCACGAAGCGAACCAACGTTTTCGTGAGCTCGCAGCAGGCCTGGTTGCCGCACGGCGCTTGGGACGAGCTGCCCGAGATGGCCCCGGTGGATGACCGGACCCCGGTTGTGCTCGGTTTCGATGGTTCGTTCTCGGGTGATACGACGGCGATTGTCGGCGTGACGATTGAGGACATACCCCGCGTGTGGTTGGTCGATCTTTGGGAGAAGCAGCCCGGCGACCGTGACGACTGGCGGGTTGACATTGGCGGGGTTGAGGCTCGGATCTTGGAGACTTGCGGCCGGCTCAATGTGGTTGAGGTTGCGTGTGACCCGTTCCGCTGGCAGCGGTCGATGGAGGCTTTGGCGGAGGCCGGGGTTCCGATTACTGAGTACCCATCGAGCAGCCCAGCTCGCATGGTGCCATCGACGGCCAAGTTTTTTGACGCGGTGGTATCAGGCCAGGTCGCGCACGATCATGCTCCCGCTCTTTCCCGCCACCTCGATAACTGCGTCATCAAGGTGGACCAGAAGGGGCCGCGGGTAGTCAAGGAGCATCGCGGGTCGCCTCGCAAGATCGACGCCGCGGTCGCCGCGATCATCGCTTTCGACCGGGCTACCCATCGCCGCGAGGCGGAGCCCGAAGCCCCTGTCGCCAGTTTCTTTTCCGTTTAGGAGCGTCTATGCGCATCGCCCTCGCTTTGCAGATCGCTGGCTGCGTGGCGCTCATTGTCGGGTGCGCCCTTGTGGCGCCTTGGCTGGGTTTCGTTGTTGCTGGCGTCTGCGGGCTGGCTTTTGGTGTCGCGCTTGAGAGAGGCCTCTGATGCTCGGGAACTTGTTCGGCGGTCAGCCGATGGAGGAGCGCAACCTCTCCTACCAGCAGGTGTGGGGCTCAGGCATTGACGTGTCGGGGTTCGCCACCTGGTCCGGCACTGTCGTCAACCAGAAGAACGCCCTCGAGATCGGCGCGGCCTACGCCTGCGTCAGGCTTCTGTCGGACACGATCTCCACGCTGCCCGTGGACACGTTCCTGCGCCGCGACGGTTCCCGACTGCCCTACACGCCCCGCCCGGCTTGGGTGTACGAGCCCGAGGGGCCGGGCACGAGCCGCATTGAGTATTACAAGCAGATCGTCGTGTCAATGCTGCTGTCGCATGGGGCGGTCGTGCAGATCCTCCGTAATGGCGGCGGCGAGGTTGTGGCTCTCCAGCCGCTTGACCCGACGCGAGTAGAGATTCGCCGTAACAAGCAGACGCGTCTGCGCGAGTACGTCATTGACGGCGGCCAGGCCGTGCTGTCCAGCGACGAGGTGCTCTACATCCCTGAGATGCGCCGCCCCGGCTCCCTCAAGGGCGTGAGCCGCGTGGACGAGCTGAAGCAGACGCTCGGGCTGGCGAAGGCTCTGGACGAGTTCGCATCCCGCTATTTCTCCAATGGGGCGAACACGTCGGGCATGATCGAGTTTCCCGGCAACCTGACGCAGGAGCAGGCCAAGGATCTGGTCGATGCGTTTGAGGCTGGGCACAAGGGGTTGAAGAAGGCTCACCGCCCGGGCGTCTTGTCGGGTGGCGCCAAGTTCGTGAAGACGGGCTCGGATGGCGAGCAGGCCCAGATGCTTGAGAGCCGCCAGTTTGCGGTCGAAGAAGTCGCTCGGGTGTTTCGCGTGCCCCCGTCAATGATCGGATTGAACACTCCCGGCGCGATGTCGTATGCATCCGTTGAGCACAACGCCATTCAGTTCACCCGCTACTCGCTCACGCCGCTCATTGCTGCCATTGAGGAAGCCCACAATCGGCTCCTGCCTGGTGAGGTATTTCTGCGGTTCAACATGGACGGGCTGCTGCGCGGCGACTCGGCCACTCAGGCTCAGGTGTTCAGCACGGGCCTCCAGGCTGGCTACCTGTCAGTCAACGATGTCCGCAGCTACATGGATCTTCGGCCCGTCAATAACGGCGACGCCCCCCGCGTACCTCTAGCAAACATTGACATTGAGGACGCCGGCGTCGTCGCGGAGGACCGCAAGGTGCTCATGGCGCAGCGCCTCATCACGGCTGGCTTTGATCCAGCAGAGACGATGCAGGCGATGGGCCTGCCGACTATCACTCATACGGGCCTGCCTTCGGTGATGTTGCAGGGCATCTCGCAGATCGCGCCGGACGATCCCCAGTCTGCCTACCCGGCAAGTGAGGACTGACATGAGCAAGATGGAAAAGCGCACCTTCACCGTTGACGACATTGAGGTGCGCGAGGCCCCCGAGGGCATGACCTTTGAGGGTTACGCCGCGGTGTTCAATTCTCCCAGCGCCCCCTTACCATTCACTGAAACAATTGCCCCTGGTGCTTTCGGTCGCTCGCTGAAGTCTCGCAACAACGTCTTCCTTCTCGTCAACCACGACCCGGCCCGCCCTCTGGCGTCGACCCGGTCAAAGACGATGACGCTCGAGGAGGACAGCCGTGGTCTGCTGGTGAAGGCGACCCTGCCTGACACGACCGATGGCCGCGACCTCGCCGTGCTCCTGGGCGCCGGTGGCAACCCGCGCGTCATTGACTCCATGAGTTTCGGCTTCTCCGTACCTCGGGGTGGCGATAAGTGGAGCGAGGACGGCAGCCAGCGGACCCTTCAGCAGGTCCGATTGCACGAGACGAGCATCGTCACGTTTCCGGCCTATGAGGCCACAACTGCCGCGGTGCGCTCCCTGGACATGCTGGCTGAGGCCACTGGTGAGGACGCCGACGCACTCAATGGCGCGCTTGAGGCGCTTGAGCGCGGCGCAACGTTGACACTTGACCAGGCCGGTTTGCTGTCCGCGGTGGTGGCGAAGTTGTCGCCGGAGCCGGAGCCTGAGCCGGTCGTTGAGGACGTGGTGCACGACCCGGCCCAGATCAACCTGCTCAAGACCAAGCTGGACCTAGCCTTCAAGGCATGAGACTTCCTGGCCGCGTGAGCCGCGGCTAGGTCCCCGCTCTGAGGAGCCTCGGCGGGATCGCAAATGAACCACCTGCGCATTCCAAAACCGAGACCCCAGAAAGGGGTGAACTACGTTGTCCGAGTACCTGAAGAAGCTCGTGGAGGACCGCCAGTCCGCCTACCACGCAGCTAAGGCAAAGATGGATGAGGCCGCCGCTGAGAGCCGCGACCTGTCCGCTGAGGAGCGCGAGTTCGTCGACCGCACGTTCGCGGAGCTCGACGAGAAGCGCGCTCTCATCGATACCCTCATCACCGCTGAGAAGCGTGAGGCTGAGATCGCCGAGGCAATGCGCGGCGTCGAGAACGTCGCCCGTCCCGTCGAGGCCCGCTCAACCGGCGCCGAGTCGGACGCCGACATCCTCCGTTCGCTGCTCGCCGGCGAGCGTCGCGCCTACTCCTTCCAGTTTGAGAAGCGCGACATTGCCAAGACCAGCAGCAACGCCCCCGTGCCGACCTCCTTCTCCGATGTCGTCATCGACCAGGCGCGGCTCGTCGGCCCGATGCTCGACCCCAGCGTCGTCACCGTGCTGAACACCGCGTCCGGTGAGGATCTGGTCCTCCCGTCGCTCGCGTCCTGGTCGACCGCAGCCATTGAGGCTGAGGCCGCCACGATCGACGAGTCGGACCCGGCCTTCGGCAAGACCACGCTCAAGGCGCACAAGTACGCCTTCCTCGTGCAGGTCTCGCAGGAGTTCCTCGCCGACAGCAACATCGACGTCATTGGCTTCCTCGGCCAGCAGGCCGGCAACGCCATCGGCTACGCGGTCAACAACGCCCTTACCGTGGGCACCGGCACCGTTCAGCCCAAGGGCATCGTGGACGCCTCTACCCTCGGCGTCACCGGCGGCACCGCGACCGCGACGATGGGAACGGGCGGCTTCACGGCCGACAACCTCATCGACCTGGTCTACTCGCTCGACGGCGCGGCTCGCCGCCTCCCCGGCTTCGGGGTCATGGCGAACGGCTCCACGATCGGCGCGATGCGCAAGCTGAAGACCTCGAGCGGCGACTACGTCTTCGTTCCGACGCTTGCTCCTGGCACCCCCGACACGATCCTCGGAAGCTACGCGCTCATCGAGAACCCCGCGATGGCGAACGTTGGCGCTTCTGGCAAGTCAATCGTGGCCGGGCATCTCCCCAGCTACTACGTCAGGACGGTCGGCGGCATTGATGTCGCCCGCTCGGATGACTTCGCCTTCAACACCGGGCAGGTCACCCTCCGCTTCCAGATCCGCGTCGACGGCAACCTGCCGCAGACGTCGCACGTCAAGCACTTCATTGGCGGCACCGCCTAGTCACTAGGCACCTAGACGTGGATGGCCCCGCCTTTGCGCAGGGGGGCGGGGCCATCCACACCCCCTGCGCACACAAGGAGAAACAGGTGGCCCATGCCACGAAAGCTTCCAACACTCGCAACCATTCACGTTCGGGGAATCCCGCTCGACGTGCCGCCGCCCGAGAGAGAGCAGCTGCTCCGACTGGGACTGCTGCACGAAGAATCGTCTGGGCCAGCAACGCGCCCTGGACGGCCACGGGCTACGGCGAGCAAACCCAGCAAGTCACCCGGCGCATCAAAGCCGCCGGCCACGAAATAGCCATCGCCTCCAACTACGGGCTCGAAGGCTCGACGATGGAGTGGGAGGGCCTGCCCGTCTACCCCCGCGGACTAGACGTCTACTCCAACGACGTCATCCCTGCCTACGCGATGGACTTCGGTCGCCCCACCGGGCAGCAAGCCGTCATCATCACCCTATTTGACTGCTGGGTGTTCAAGGGCGCCGGCTGGGATCACATTGAGCGGGTCGCCTCCTGGGTGCCCATTGACCACTTCCCCGCACCGGCCCCCGTGATCCAGTGGCTCGCACGGCCCAACGTCACTCCGATTGCGATGTCGCAATTCGGGCTTGACGCCATTGAGCGCCACGACGTTGAGGCGCTTTACGTCCCGCACGCCATCGACACCAAGGTGTTCAAGCCGACCGAGTTAATGCAGGGCAGTGACGGTCAGATCCCGGCCAGGGAATGGATGAAGGTGCCCCCGGATGCTTGGTGCATCGGCCTTGTATCTGCAAACAAGGGGTCAGTTGATAGGAAGTCCTTTGCGGAGTCCTTCCTCGCGGCTGGCATGTTCATGCAGCAGCACGACGACGTCTGGCTCTACCTACACACCGAGCCCAGCCCCGCAATGGCCGGCCTGGACCTGCGGGCGCTACTTGCCGCTACTGGCGTGCCGATGGATCGAGTCGCCTTTGCTGATTCGTACTCCTATCGGATGGGCATCCCCAAGGAAGCCCTTGCCAGCATCTACACCGGCATGGACGTGCTGCTCCAGCCCAGCCGCGGAGAAGGCTTCGGCATTCCCGCCATCGAGGCGCAGGCCTGCGGCACCCCGGTCATCGTGTCCAACGCCACCGCCCAGCCCGAACTCGTCGGCGACGGCTGGCTCTGCGACGTGCAGCCCTCCTGGGACGTCGCCCAAGGCTGCTGGTTCTTCACCCCGCTAGTGCCAAGCATCGTCGACAACCTCGAGGCGGCCTACGCGCGAGGCCGCGGGCGCTCCCAGCAGGCCATCGACTTCGCCGCCCAGTACGACGCCGACGTCGTGTTCGACAAGTATTGGCGGCCGGCGCTCGACATCCTCCTCGCACCATGAAGGTCGCCTGGGTAACGCACCACATCCCCAGGGTTGAGGAAAGGCACGAGGCACTACTGCCCGGTAAGTACGCGGGCGGCGCCGAGCGGAACACCGACTACATGGTCACCGCGGCACCGGCCGGTGTCGAGGTCACCTACATCGAACCCGAAGCCGCTGAGAGCGCCGCAGACGCATCCTGGGACCGGGTGGTAGTCGGAGGCACCGACAAACTGTCTGAAGCCTCTATGAATTTCCTAGCGGCTCTCAGGCCCATTGTCTGGGTGCAGCACGCCCAGCACCGCACACCAGCCAAGGCCGAGTTATTCCGGCAGGCCTCCCGGTTCCTGACCATGAGCCGAGCGCACATGGGCTGGGAAGCCGAATGGACCGGCCGGGCCGACGCCTACATCCACTCCCCGGTTCCCCCGGACTGCGTCGCCCCCGCCGATAAAGAGCCCTTCGCCCTATTCGCCGGCAGGAAACACCCGGCCAAGGGGAAGCTCAACGCCCGCATTTGGGCGCAGCGCCAGGGCGTCGAGCTTGTTGAGCTGGAGAACGCCCCCCACGAGGTCGTGCTGGAGCACATGGCCCGCGCCCAATACTTCGTCCACCTCCCGAAGGAGCGGGACGCCTGTCCACTCGTCGTCATCGAGGCCACCCTCGCTGGCTGCGAGATCGTCACCAACTCCCTCGTCGGGCGGCTAGAGCCCGGCGACCCTGCGGCAGTCCTCGCCGAGCAACCCGAGCGGTTCTGGCGAATTGTGGAGGAAACAGCATGAAGATCGTTGTCACCGGATCCGCCGGCACCATCGGCGCTCCCCTGGTTGCTGAGTTGCGCGAGCGCGGCCACGACGTCTGGGGCATTGAGCTCCAGCACACCGGCCAGCCACAGACGATCCGCGCCGACGTCGCGGATTACCGGCAGCTGCGCGCCGCGTTCGACCGCATTGGCGACTTCGACCTCGTCTACCACCTGGCCGCCGAATTCGGGCGTATCAACGGCGAGGAGCACTACGAGCAGGTCTGGCGCACCAACGCCATCGGGACCCGCAACGTCCTCGAGCTTCAGCGTGAGCGCGGCTTCCGCCACGTCTTCGCCTCATCGAGTGAGGTCTATGGCGAGGCCGATGCCGAAGCCATCGATGAGCGCTACCTGCTCGAGCATCCCCAGCCCCGGCTGACCAACGACTACGCCATCAGCAAGCGGGTCAATGAGGAGCAGATCCGCAACTTCGCTGACCGCTACGGCACGAAGACGATGACGCTCCGGTTCTTCAACGCTTACGGCCCGGGCGAGCGGTATCACGACTATCGCTCAGTCGTCTGCCTGTTCGCCTACCGGCTGCTGACGGGTAAGCCGATCACGGTGTTCGAGAACTACCACCGGGTCTTTATGTACGCCGGCGACTTCATCCCGACCCTCGCTAATGCCGCAGCGAACTTCGCCCCAGGCGAGACCGTCAACGTGGGCGGCGACGAGTACGTCAGCGTCGAGGACATGGCAAACATGCTGCTCGAGGTCACCGGCGCCCACCCGTCCCTCGTCAACCGGCTCCCGCTGGACAAGCACAACGTCACCAGCAAGAAGCCTGACATCTCCAAGGCCAAGGCACTGCTGCACCACAACCCGCGCACAAGGCTCGCCCAGGGACTCCCCCTGACCGTCGACTGGATGCGGAAGCATTACGAAATCGGAGGCTGACCGTGGCGATTAGCAACGGCTACGCAACCCTGGCGCAGATCAAGTCTGCGCTGCGCATCGCCTCCGGCGACGCCACCGACGACGCCCTCCTGGAGATGGCCGTCGAGTCCGCCTCCCGACTCATTGACGCCTACTGCGGCAGGAACTTCATCAACGCCGGCACGGTCACCCGCTACTACTCGACCGAGAACCCCTACGTCGTGCAGATTGACGACGCCCGCTCTATCTCCCAGGTGCAGACGTCCACGGGCCTGGACGGCGTGTACGACACGACGTGGACGATTGGCACGGCGGGTGGTCAGGGCGATGCCCAGCCCGAGCCGATCAACGACTACCTCGGTGGCGTGGTCTGGCCGTACACCCGCATCCGGGCCATCGGCGACTACTCGTTCCCCACCGGGCCTGAGAACTCGATCAAGGTGACCGCGGTCTTCGGCTGGCCCAACATCCCGGTCACGGTCACCCAAGCCACGATCCTTCAATCCTCGAGGATCTTCACCCGCCTCCAGTCACCCCTCGGTGTGGCCGGCTTCGGCGACATGGGAATCATGCGGGTCAGCCGCGGCCTTGACCCCGACGTCGCGCAGCTCATCGAGGGCTACCGCCGCGTCAACGGTGTCGCATGACCGCCCTCACCGACCTGCGCACCGGGCTCGCCAACCGGCTCGCCACCATCAACGGCCTGCGGTCCTCGGCCTACATCCCCGACAACCCGCAGCCCCCTGTAGCCGTGGTCATGCCGGGCCGCATCCAGTACGACACCGCCTTCGGGCGCGGGTCGGACGAGTACCAGTTCACGATCATGCTCATCGTCGGCCGGGTAGCCGACCGGGCATCGCAGACCAACCTCGACGCCTACTGCGCCTCTAGTGGTAGCGCGTCGGTGAAGGCGGCAGTTGAAGGCGACCGCACCCTCGGGGGCAAGGCCTTGGACTGTCGAGTCACAGAAATGACTAACCAGGGCTCGTTGAGCATCGGGGACGTCACCTACCACACGGCCGAGTTTTCGGTCACCGTCATTGCCGCCGGCTAAGGAGAGCACAAGTGGGCAAGTTCATTGGCAAGAACATCCGGGTGAAGGTCGGCAGCACCGAGCTCACCACCAACATCGCAAGCGTTGAGGTCACTGAGACAGTCGACGAGATTGAGACCACGGCCTTCGGGCAGGCAGCGCGCAGCCGCATCGCCGGGCTCAAGGACGCCTCGGTCACCATCAGCCTGCACCAGGACTACGACGCCTCCAGCGTCAACGCCACCCTGGCGAGCGTCTTCGGTGGCACGAGCACCGTCACCATCCTCGCGGGCACCAGCACCACGCAGGGCACCGCCACGGCGACCGCTCCCCTCTTCACCATCCCCGTGCTCTGCTCGCAGCAGACCCCGGTCAACGGCCAGGTCGGCGACCTCACCACATTCGACGTGACGTGGCCCGCCGTCGGCGAGATCACCAAGTCCACCGCTGGCACCTTCGTCTAAGTAGGAGACCACCTTGCGCATCCAGTTCACGATCACCTACGCCGACGGCACGGCGGCGGAGGCTACGGCCTCCGTCGCCGACCAGGTGGCCTTCGAGCAGGCTCACGACCGCTCCATCGCTCGCCTCGCCGACGACTTTCGACTGACCGACGCCTGCTGGCTGGCGTGGCACTCGCTCAAGCGCACCAGCAAGACGAGCGCCTCATTTGATGCCTGGCTTGAGTCAGTCGACAACGTGGAGTTTGGGCAGGCCAACATCGTCCCTTTGGAGGGGACGACAACGCCCACTGGCTGATCGTCCACTTGGCTTATGAGTACGGGCTATCACCGTCCGCAGTTCTAGCGGAGTCTGATCGCATGATCTTCACCATGTCCAAGTATTTGACTTGGCGTGCCAACCAAAGCCGGAGGAGTTGACCTATGGCTAAGGCTTCGGTACGGGTTGTTGGGGCGGATCAAGCTCTGAAGGCGTTGCGATCTCTTGAGCCTACGGTTGCACGGCAAGTGGGCCGAGACATTTCAGATGTGGGCCGCGACATTATGGCGGAGGCGCAGAACCTAGCGCCTAGTAAGCCGCCCGTGTCCGGGTGGGTTGAAACCTCAGGAGCGCGCGGCAGCCGTGGCGGTGCAGGCTGGCCCGGTTGGGCGCCAGTTCAGACATCCTTCCGCCGACGCGGCACCACCATCACAGTCTCAACAAACTCAAGCCCACCAGCAATCGCCAGTTTTGCTGAGTCTCTGGGCCGTGGCCTAAAAGTGAAAACCACGCCTGGCGAAAAGCTCGTCGAGATGGCTAACGCCCGCTGGTCTCCCATCGTCAAGTCAGGCAAGAAAGAAGGCCGCGTCGCCCGCGCCGCCATTGCCAACAAGTACCCCGAGGTCATGGCAAGCCTCAAGAAGGCTTGCGACAGCGCGGTTGAGGAAGTCAACAGGAGGATGCCCTAATGGCGACCATGTCAGGGTCAGGCAAGGGCATCAACATCATCGTCGGTGCCACCTACACCGACAAGCAGCTCAAGGCCGCCATCCGCGACTTGCAGCGCATGGACCGCACCGCCAAGAAAGCTCAGGGCCCCATCGCTCAGTTGGCGAGCGGTTTCCGTAACCAACTGACACCCAATCTTGCACTCGCTGGCGCTGCCGCTGCCGCGTTCGCAGTCAAGTTTGGTGTTGACGCGGTCAAGGCCGCGGCGGCTGAAGAAGCGGCCATCGCCAGACTGTCCCAGGCTTTGGCAAACGTCGACCAGTCAATGGCCCTTGACAGCGTTGAGTCGTTCATTGACGGCATGGCGCGAGCCACGGGAGTGGCCGACGATCAGCTGCGCCCAGCCATGACGACGCTCGTCAACGCCACAGGTGACGCCGCTCAAGCGCAGCGGCTCATGTCGCTGGCACTGGACGTATCCGCTGGCTCAGGCCGCGACCTCAGTAGCGTCACGATGGCCCTGGCTAAGGCAGCCAACGGACAGACCACCGCGCTGCGCCGACTAGGCGTTCCCCTCTCCGAGGCCGCGGTCAAGTCAGGCGACCTGAGAACAGTCACCGCTGAACTCAACGACGTCTTTCGCGGGCAGGCCGCCAAGGCAGCCAACACCTTTGAGGGGCGCCTCAAGCGGCTAGGCGTTGCCTTCGGCGAGTTGCAAGAGAGCCTCGGCACCGGGTTCCTCAACGGGCTGCAAGGTGGCGAGGAAGGTACCCGCGACCTGACGAGCGCCATCGAGTCCCTGGAGCCAGCGATGGAAGGCCTGGGCGCGATGGTCGCCACTCAGGTCAACGGCCTGGGCGACCTTGCCGACATCATGGGCCTGCTCAAGTCTGAGACTGGTGAGGCCGACAGCGGCTTTGTCACCTTTATGCAGACGATCAAGACCTTCAACCCGTCGCCTCTTGAGTGGGTCAGCAGCTTGCGTCGGGATCTAGAGAACACTGGTGTTGAATTCGAAACGGTGGCCGACAAGCACTCTGAGTACCAAGATGCCGTAGTCCGCACGGCTAACGCCAGCCGTGACGCGGTGACCTACGTCAACGACCTTGGCAGTGAGGTCACGCAGTCTGGCGAGGATGCGGAAGAGGCGGCCAGCAAGTTTGATCTCTTTGCCGCTGCCATTGACAAGACGGATCAAGTAGTCGCATTTCGTCAGGCCATTGATCAGGTCGGTGAGGCATTCAAGAAGTCCAACACGCCAGTCAATATCTTTGGCGAGAAGGGTGAGGAAAACTTCACGCTTCTCAAGGGTCTGATTGAGCGCACGGCTTCCTACGCTGAGACTCAGGGCAGCCTCGCAGGAAAGGCCTCAGTCGCTAGCCAAGGCCTTGGCAGTCTGGCTGGTGCTTTCAAGAATACGAAGATGGACGCTGGCACTCGTGCTCTGCTTCTTGAGCCTTTCCAGGCGTTGATTGATGACCTGCGTGAAGCCGGAGTAGATGTGGCCGGGTTGCAGGCGCAGCTTGACGCCCTCAAGAGTAAGACGGTCACGATCACCACTGAATATCGGTTTGTCGGTTCGGACAAGCGCGATACTCAGGAGTACCCAGCCGCAGGCGGCCTGATCACGGGTCGACGTGCGGTAGGCCGTGGCTCTGACACGGTCCCAGCCATGCTGACGCCTGGCGAGTTTGTCATGCGCCGATCCGCAGTTCAGACATTTGGCGCTGACCTATTCTCGCAGCTCAACCGCGGCATCAATCCCTTGTCGGGCATGACGCCTGGAGTAAGTGGCTCCGCTGGCGGTTTCCAGATCGGCACCATCAACGTGGTCTCCGCGCCCGGTGAGTCGGCCGAGGTATCCCTCCCCCGCGCGCTTCGCCGCGCGGCCTTCCTGGCAGGCGTGAATGGCTGAGACATACAAGATCGGCGCCACCGACGTCACCACCTACCTGACTCACCTCCAGGTGATTGACGGCAACATTGGGATTCCGCCGCTGCGCCAGGACGACTATTCGGTGCCCGGCCGGACGGGCGCCATCGCCGCGACCCCGTGGTGGGGTCCGCGTGTGGTCACGTTCGGCGGCATTGTGGCGGGCTCGACGCGGGCCGCGATGCAAACCAACCTCAAGAGCCTGGGCTCCCTGGTGCTCAATGGCGGCGACACCTTCACGATCTCGCGGACCCTGGACACGGCGGGCACGCCTACTCATACGGCTACGGCCCGCTACCTCGGCGGCCTGGAGCAGTCCGAGGCGCTGTCTAACCGGGTCGCCCGCGTCGCCTTCGATGTGCAGCTCATGGACGGGTTCTGGTACGAGTCGGCCTACACCCCCGGCACCGCCCTCGCCGGCACCACCGTCGTCAACGTCAACGGCGACGCCCCCACCCAGGACATCACCCTCACCTACTCCATCGGCGCCGGCTCCCAGCGGGTCACCAACTCCGCCTACCCCGGCCTGGCCCGGCTCACTCTCAAGCCTGGCAATAACACTCTGGTCGTCACGGGCGGCGGCACCGTCACGATGGCGTACAAGGCGGCCTGGCTGTGACCCATCTGCGCCTCGACGTCTACGACGCCTTGAACCAGACCTACCAGGGGACTCTGTCGCAGTCACTAACCAGCGAGTTTGTGGATGAGTTCAACTCGCCGGGCTACGGCACCGTCACGGTGCCCCTGTTCTCGGCTGACGCTGCGCTGCTGGTAAAGGACGCCGTCGTCAGGGTTATCTACCGGGACTCGGTCAGGTTCGCCTGGTTCGTGGAGACCCGCGACCGGGATCTCGCCAACGCCAGCGGGCAGCAGACGCTCACGGCTTCGGGGCGCGGGCTGCTGGCCTGGCTTGAGGACGCGGTCCTCTACCCGCAGGGCGGGCTGGCCGACTTCCTTGCCCCCGACCGGCCCTTCAACTGGGCCTCGGGACCGGGGTCTTGGCGGTCCTCCGGCAACTACCAGGCCGCCCTTGGTGTGCAGTGGAAGAACGACACCACCTCCCGCAAGAACCTCCCCGTGCGCTGGAAAGACCCATCGGCGCAGTGGATCTGGCGCACCGACCCCGAGACCGTCGTGCAGCGCGGCACCGTCAACTGGTTCTACCGCGACTTCACCCTCACCGACGCCACCCGCGTCAAGTTCTTCGCGTCCTGCGACAACAGCATGGACGTGTTCCTCGACGGCCAGCAGATCATGTCCTCTAGCGACTTCGACCAAGAGGCCGCCTCCTTCACCCAAATGGCGCGGTTCACCATCCGGCTCGGCATCGGCA